TCTTCGCTCAATTCAGCCGCTTCTGCAGCCTCTCCGCCGGCATTGGCGGCCGGTTCACCTGTGGCTGCTGCTGCATCAACCTCGGGCGCGCCAGTAGCTGCTGCAGGGTCTGCTGCGGCCTCACCTTCACCACCCTCGATTCCGAGTGCAGCAAGCGTATCCTCTTGTTCCAATAATTCCTCTAAAGTTTTCTTTACTTCATTGGAATATTTTTCAATTACAATCGTTTCTGCGTTTTTCAAAGCAGCTTCTCTGAGCGCTTTCGCATCGATGATAGCTTCATCAAGCAAGTTAGACATAAAATGACTCCTAAAACAACATTATAGTTCAAAATAAATAGTGTTGTATAGCCGGAAAACCCGTTTTTTTGAAGACAGTATTAATTTTTGCCTATTACAGCCCAATCAAATCCGCTACCAATAGCATACCCGCAAACAGTTACGAAAGAACCACTCCCTGCTACAGCAGCTGATAAATCGTGCGTTGTTAAACCATCAATAAATTGTTCTTGCGCAGAACTGGCTGAAACTTGTACTATATGTTGACCAGTATTTTTAATTGTATATGTTAAACCAACATTAGTAGCCGTGAGTGCTGGTAGTGACGCAGTGACGCCGTTAGTAGCATTAAAAACTACAACGCGGTCTGATAAACTTAAAGTGTAGTTTGCGGTTTTTAATGCAGTGTGTAGTCTGACTGCTCCACTTAAGTGGGTCGTTCCCACCACGCTGAGAGATTCTTCGGGGGTAGAAGTGTTAATGCCGACTTTATCCGTGCCGCCGTCGACGAACAGCATGTGTGTGTTGTTATTGCTCTCAACCCTAAAGTCTACTAGAGAATCAGACCCTTCATTGACAACAACTTCTGGTACAGCTCCATTAACTCTGAAGCCTTCTCTGGTTGTTCCGTTATCGTTGACTTTAAGTACAATGTGTTTGTTGATTGTATCGTTTTGAATTAAAATATTGTCCGATGAATTTACTCCAATTTGACCCAAGGGGGTACCGGGACTATGTGAAGAGCTAAAATAGATCGACGGCAGCGCGTTCTTAACAATTAGGCTCCCTGAGATCAACGTTTGTCCGTTTCCTTCGACTCGGAACACAGGGTTTCTTGTATTGCTCTTAGCTTCGAAGAGCATGTCTAAATCTGAGCCGGTGACATTTAGTTTAGCGTTCAAAAGAAGGCCACCAACTGTTACTTTTCCTGAACCAGTTACTCCTAAGATGGTCTGGTGACTTGGAGTCCTTACTATAAGGGGTATGCTATTGTCGGTCGTGGTTGAAATCTTAACAATACCTCCTGTGCCAACTTCCTCGTTGCCTATTTGCAATGTTCCATTGGTCAAGTCGTACAGACCTTTCGAGCCGGTAATTGATGCCGCTTTTATTCCAGCGGATGCTGTAATCTCGCGCACATTCAAAGCTCCATTTGCATCAATTGAAGCACGATTGCCGTTGATAGCAAGACTTTGAAAGTTGGCTGCGCCGGATCCAGTGACAGAACCAACGATCGCTAATACGCTGCCATTAAACTGAAGATTGGTCTCGCCATTAATACTAGTGGTATCAACTGAAGTAAGTATTCTGTTGTCTGCCGCATTGCTGTAAGTGTTGACTGCAACATCCAATCCCGTGAGTCCGCTGCCATCACCCTTGTAGTGTGACGCAGTAATACCGTGTGAGCAAGACAAGGCTACCGAACTGGTTATTGCATTAGAGTTTATTATAAACCTTTGCACCCCATTGGTTTTTAGAGCTATGAAATCATTTTCGAAATCAATCTGAGTGTCTTCTGCATCGCCTTCGTATTTAACGTCGCCGTGCGTTTGTGGTCCTTTTGAGGAATTGTATGCCATTTATAGTGTTCTCCGTTATTTATAAGTATCTTTCAGGAACCCTTAGTTCCAATTATCCACCAATTTTCTCCGTCTGATTGGAGAGTTCTGGAGGAGTAGTTCATTTTTACTGTGATCGAATCGTTGATATCAATTCTACCTTCTTCACACACGATCTCTATATGATTAGAATTAAGTTTGTATTTGTCAGAGTTTGCTTTCTTAACTATGACAACACGGCCGGAATGATTTATTGCAGGCGGCAGTGAAACTTTAATTTTATTATTAGATGCATCACACAATATTGTGTAATCACCATCACCAACATAGTAATTTTTTTCAGTTGTTTTAGAAATATTGTGGTACACAGAACCAGCACATCTTAAAGAGCTGTTTACATTTACAACATTGGTTTTTATTTTACCATCAACTGATAAAACATTCGTGGCTCCATTGAAAGTTAAGTTACCAGACGAACTAAACTGTTTTTGGTGCATGAATTGTATCTCATCTGATTTACCGTTAGGCTTGTGCAGCCGTGGGTTGATATAACTATCAAATAAGTTTTTTACTGTAGTGCTATTGGTTTCCTTGCGAGAAATATCTGATATTAATAACATGTCTTGATCACTTATATTTTGGCCTTCTCTGGTAATCGGTGGTGTTTTAGTGATATCAACCACTAAATTCTTAGATTTAATTGATAGACCAGATACTGAAGAAAGTGAAATGCCAACACCATCTTCCTCCACTGAGAGGCCATTATGTGCTGATATCTGTAGTTCATCTCGCACTTCGCGGAGGCCGCGGCCAAAGTTCAGGTAACTGGCGTTGATTTTATCATCAAACTTATTAGCCGGAATTTGTGACATGTGCTGTGCGGAACCTACAACAAATTTTGCTTTAACAATATTTGTGCGCAAACATTCCCCGTCAAACAAAAAATTGTGACTTGTTTTTATAACGCCTTCAGAGTCATAAGTCAAAATACCGTTTTTGGTTTTGCCATTTATTTCTTTAACTGCCAGATCTTTTATGGTGGCACAAGGTGATTCTGAGTCGGTATCATAAAACACACTTGCACTAATTGCATTTTTAAATACTTTTTTACCTTCTATTTCTTGATCTCCATATTGATCAACTGATCCTTCAACCTTACCTTTTAATACATTATAAGCCATACGATACCACCTCCAATAAATAGGTTACATATTTAAATAGTCCAATAAAAAAGGATGCCCCCACAAGGGAGGCATCCAAAAAATACAACAAATGTTGTAAGGTAGTATCTTAGATAATACCCCAGTTGTTTGCAACAAGGTAAACAAAACCGATTGCACCGAAGTTCGACTCAAGAAGAATCGAAGTGTTGCCATCAATTGTGTGTGAACCTGCGCGGTTAACAGTAACAGCGTTACCGGCACCCAAGGTTTGAGCCTTGAGATAAACAACATCACCAACAGATGGCGAAGCTGGCAAGGTCAGAGCCTTGTTGGCAGAGCCAGTGTAGTAGTTGTAACCTTCAACAAGAGCAGTAGTTGCTTGAACAACCTGAGTAACTGTACCAGCTTGTGTCGAAAGAACACCGTCAGTAGCGGAAAGACCACCACCAGCAATGCTAGAAACAAGATCAGCAATGGACTCTTTCTTGGTTTCGCCAGTAGCGCCACCGTCGAGGAAAAGCAAGTAGTCGTCAGCAACAACAGCAGCAGCTTCTGTGGTTAATGCACCAGAATCTTTAGCAAGACTGTCGACACCAAAGCGCTTAAGAACACCGCCGTCCGAGATTAAAAACTCGTCAGCAGCGTCAAGAGAACCTTGAGCTAACTCAGTTTGACCCGAGATAACGTTGGCGTTAAGCATGCCGCTTTCAACAGCAGTAGCTTGAATGGTAGTTGCACCGCCAGAAGCAATTGCAATGTCACCAGACATTGCGACTTCTTGGAAGCTTGTACCATCGGCAACAAGAATCTTAGCAGAAGTGTTGTCGGGCATTTTGAAGAGACTACCAACGGTTACACCAGCTTCAGTTGCTAACGAAACAGCAAGAACAGAACCAGAGATCTTTGCGCCTGCGGCAGAAAAGACTCCGGAACCAGAAACGGCCGCGAAAATGGCATCGCCATTAAAGTTAATTTTAGCTAAAGCGTTGGCGTAGTTTGGACCACCGATTGCAAGTCTGTTACCGTTAACATCAACAGAAGCAGAAAGATCAGCGGCCGAAACGAGACCAGTAGCTGCAAGAGATGCGCCGGCAAATGCACCGACATTACTAACAGTTGCCGTACCGCCACCGATACGAACGTTCTCGAATGAACCTTGACCAGAACCGGAAATAATACCTGCTCCAGTAGCAATAAGAGCCGGTGCAGTTAAGTGACCGGTTGCTTGAACTTCGCCGGCTTTAATACCAGAAGAAGCAGTGAGCTGTACGAGCCCGGAAGCGATATGTGCGTTCGCATCAAGGACAAGTGCCTTGTTAGCTGCGCCGGCACCATTAGTGATACCATCAAGCTTTTCGAGATCTGCTTCACTCATGTTAGCAGCGCCGACTACGAGGCTGCCACCAGTAAGTGCGCCATCGGCGGTGAAACTGGCGCCTTCGACACCAGAAGCACCAGAAAGGAAACCTGCGTTGTCAAAAACTCCGACGATTGCGCCGGCGTCGTTCTTGACTTCAACAGTACCTTCTTGTACAAGGGAACCACTAAGGATAGCGGGACCCACTTGAAATTTATAAGCCATGTTTAAAAACCCTCCATATTATAGTTTTTTATATAGGCACGAGCAGACAGAGTCTGCCCGCTATTGATTGGATTGTATGCTCAATCATATATAAATAGTACTAAGAGTGGCATAAAAATTTAGAAAATAAAGTACTTGTCTGCACCATTACAATAAAGTTGTATTGCTGCATAAGGTGACTCCAAAACTACTGAATTTTTTCCGTCAATAGTTTGCGATCCAGAGGCAGCAACAGTTACATTGTTTGAACTTGCGTTACCGCCTTCGTCTTTGATTACCAACATTTGACCATCTGATAAATCGGCTGCATCAGCTAGCGTAACTTGGAAAGGAGAGGCTGTTGAGTCTGTACCTACAAAGAAGTCAGTTGCAGCAATTGTATAAGATGATGATACTATCGTTCTGCCTAGTTTTAGTGCTCCACCAAGTTTTAATACATTGTCTTGAAATAATAAATTAGATGATCCACTTATCGCTCCTGCGCCAGCAGTCTTAAACTGAAGTGAGCCATTCGGGCCTTGGCCAGTGGCACTACCGGCGCCGCTTACATTAGTTATGAATCTACCATCACCATAAAGAAATGAAGCCGATAGGCCAGCACTAGCGGTTAGATCCCCAACAATGTTTAACGTGTCGCCATCAAAAGTGAGATTACTTTCACACGTTAAAGTATTAGCATTACCGTCGACGTTAGTAATGATAGAATTGTTTGTAGCATTAGCCACACGTGGAACATTAATAATACTCGCGCCGTCTGAAGTGCTCAGGTTGCCCGAGATAATTGCATCAAGTGGGGCAATTAATGTTCCGGGTGAGAACACTGTACCGGATATATTGTTGTATGCCATATTATTCGGCTCCTAAATTAATTAGAAGACAAACCAGTTAGCGCCATTAGAATATAAGCTGATTGCAGGCATTGAGCCTGTAAGTGTATATCCGGTCGTGTTATCGATAGTATATCCAGTAGATGCTGTCAATATAATATTAGTTCCACCCCTATTTGGAACTTCGTCCTTAACTATGAGAATGGCCCCCGATCCATATGTTGAGGCGCTAGGTATTAATATTCTAACGTTGCTTGTGTGTGTAACACCGAGTATGTAGCTGGGGACCGAAGCGGTTGATTCAGCCGTACTGACAGCTTCATATAATCCGCGGAAGCCCCTGACTTGCACAGTTTCGGTTGTGTTGTCTGCTTCTAAAATCTTTGTACCGTCAGCTTTGACAACTGATAAGCTACCTGTTCTAACATGCCTATCATCATTGGAGTTTCCAAAGAAAGTCGAGCCACTGACGTCGATTTGCGTGACATTCTCAATGTGATAGTGGCTTGCGGTAATTGAACCTGAAACCCGGAAAGACCCGGTGAGGGTCATTAGTCCAGAACCTTCATGGAAGGTTAGCTTAAGAGAGCCTGTAGTTGCACCGGTGCCCGAAGCGGTCATAAATTGTAATGAACCACTAGGTCCGGAAGCGTTCGTTCCGCTGCTGCTGCCACTGCAGTCTACATATGCCCAGCCAAAGGTTGACACGGGTCTATCCTACTCCTGCAGAACCTGACCAGTTTGGCCCGAACTCGGTTGTTGTTCTCTCCGATGGAATAGTTGTAAGACCAGCAACAATATCTATATTAGTTGAACCAGTAATGTGCAACTCAGAAATTTTAAGTTCTAATCTCTCAGAAACATTGGGCTGGTTAGCGAGCGTGGCTTCACCAACCGTAAAATAATTTTTCTCAGCTTGCAAACCTCTTTTAGAAAAACCAACTTTAACTACATTAGCGGGATCATTGTTAATAATTTGAACCCAACGTGTTACGTATGGAAAGTAAACTGCGTGGGGTGCATTGCCATGAGTGCAATCTAGACTGCCCGTTGCAAAAGGGCGGCCGCTAGCTTGGTATGCTGGTACATGGTTGATACCGACATTGGCCTCCCATGATTTTTTGAAATTAGCCATTTATAAATCTCCAAAATTTGTTATTCACAAGTAAATAGTCACCTATTTTTTCTATTGCGTCTTTCTTGTGCTCTTTGTTTTTTTAACGCATCTCTAATTCTTCTTCTTTCTGCCTTAGCGCGATCTTCTCTTTTCTTAACAGACGGCTTTTTATAATGTTTTCTGTCTTTGATTTGTTCAATGATTTTTTCTTTTTTAGTTTTTTTGATAAACCTTCGAATCATTTTCTCATGGTTGCCGCGGCATTCCTTAGAGGTGACCAAAACATTTGCTTTTTTTCTTTTTGCCATATTATTTCATTAAATCCCACATCTTAGTTGCATTGCCAATAAGACTGCTAATGTCAACACCCGAATCTGTTGGATCCCCTAAGTCAATAGAACCAGCCTTTGGTTCAGATGGTGTTGACATCGGAGTAGTGCCTTCAAATAAGTCAACTCCATTGTACGCATCATTGCCAATAGCATCCATCAGTTTTCTTCTTTGGGCCAGCGCTGCTTGTTTCTTTTGTTTATTCTCGACAACAGGCTTGGGCTTAGGTGCGGGCGCAGCTTCGGAAACGATTGTTTGTCCTTGCATGCCCTTGGCAACCTCAGATACAACATTAGACAGAAGTCCCTCTTCGAGAAGGACTTCGTTTATACATTCTTTAACAAGGGGCTTGATAAGTTTTTTAAGTTCTGACTTCTTCACAAATCACCCCTTGATAATTCCTGCAATTTGTTGCCACCTGTTGACTGTCTCAGCAAGACCACCGAAGTCTGGTGCTGGTTTAACACCCTTGGTGATCTCATCATCCGAGATATCATCATCATCTTTTTTATCATATGGCGCGCCCTCAGTATCCTTAATCGCTCTTTCAAGTTCTGCCCGGGGTCCTCTCATCTTTGTCTCTGGATTTGCTTGGAGGTATGCTAACTGAAGTTTAGCCAATTCAAGAGCTTTGGGTTGTAATAATGGTCCAATGGGGCCACCATCTGGTGGAGGTCCATCTGGATCGGAACCGCGGATATAACTATCAGCATCTCCAGTAACAGAGATAATCTTCCCTTTATATTGTTGTACCCATTGTTCCATGGACGGTTCGCCGGCTGCAATCCACTTCTGGAAGTGAGCGTTACCGCCACCGCCTGCGGCAGCACCTGCACCAGCGGCAGCACCTGCACCAGCGGCAGCACCTGCACCAGCGGCAGCACCTGCATCGGCACCTGCTTCTGCATCAGCACCACCGGCTACTGGTTCTGGAGTATCGGTACCCTGCTCACTAGCATCAACCGGAGCCATCATGCCAGAAAGTTTCTTAAGAGAACCCTCTCGGGACTTACCCATAAGACGCTTACCAACAAGCCCAGCAATTCCTGCGATTGCCGCGGCCGGAAGAGCGAACGCTGCGAGTTGCCCTAAGAATGGACCACCCATCCATGTGTTTAATGTAGCCATACTGCCTGCCTTTGCATATAATTTTGGAAGCGATGTTATACCGCTGATGTTGCCGATGCCGGTAGAGGGCGCTCCAATATTGGGGCCTGCGGCAGCTCCACCGCCTCCGCCGCCTCCGCCGCCACCGGGAGCAGCGGGCTCGGGTACGGCTGCAGCAGGATTTTCTGGCACTGCCATATCGCCGCGGCTAGTAAATTTCTTAAACACATCATCATTTTGACTAAATTTACCAAGGAGATCTTTTTCTTTATTAGTCATACCCTTGGTTCCGCCGCGGCGTTCAAATTCTTTTTCAAGACCTTTTCTAATTCTGTTAAGCTTTCTCATCTGCCTTGGCTTAATTTTTCCATCCTTGGCTAACTTAAGTAATTTTGTAGCTCTGTTGAAGTTTGTGAAGGCCCGCTCATTGAGTTCATCTTCCTCTTCTTCCTCAAGAACATCATCATCTTCGTCTGCATCTTCTTCTTCGTTAAAGTATCTGTACGAGTATGAAAGGTCACCTTCAAGACCATCAGCATAAGATTTAAGTTTATTGATTAAACTATTAGCGGTTTCAGTCTCAAGCATTCCGTTTTGGTGAGCTTCTTTGACTGCCTCGTAAATTAGTCCAATGGCAGTTGTAATTCCAACAAACTCTTGTTCTGATTCGTTATTGGGGTATTTGTCAAAGCCGTCCATCTTTTTAAGCTCACCAAACATCTGGCTAAACTTTTTGTTTGCGGCATTGTTTGCGGCATCTTCAAGTGCGTCACGTTGTTGCGATGCACCAGTGCTCTTGCTAAGTCTAATCTTTGCAAGCATAGCTTTAGCCTTCTCCCAAACGCCCTCATCAAGAACAGTTGGATCTGGAATCTTCTTACCTGAAAGTTCTTCCATCATACTTACAAGCATAACGCTTTGCAGGTCTTGGCGCGACTCATAAATCGTGCTTACTTGTTGCTTGAGCTTATGCTCAAATAGTTTATTCTCAATCGTTTCCTTAATAAGGTTGCTGACTTCTTGCTTTTTCATTTGTAATCTCCGATAATATCATTAAGTAGTCTGTTAATTTTATCTGCTTTGGTGAACACATTTGAGTCACCAAATTCCTTAGCCTCTTTCATCATGAATGCATTTGGAGTAGAGGGTTCGGAGACGAAATCAAAGCAGATTAATTGAAAGTCGTCCTCAACAACTGTAGCGCCTTGGGATTCACTTACGGAACCCATTCCGCGAGATGAAATCCCCAGCTTAACTCCCGACTCTACAAGGGAGCGTAAAATATTTCCAGATGGTGTATTAAGCACTTGCACTTTTCCCATCACATCTTTGCCCTCAAACCACACGTCTGTGACCATGTGGGAGGCATTCCTAAGATTGATAACCGAATCGTCGGGGTGGTCTAACTCACCAAGGGCGCGGCGTTCTTTGACGAGCTTCTTATAGTTTTCTACCTCTCGCATCAAAACACGTGCGGGGTAGACTCTACCATTCCCGTTTTGTGTATCAGCCTTTTGCATAATACCAGAGAGAATCATCCCACCTTCTGATACAAAACGCTTTTCGGCCTCTGTCAATAAATCCTGACAGACACCGCCTTCACACAATTCGTAGTATTCTCTTAAGAGTACCTTACTCATTCTTCTGCAGCTCCTGCTTTTTTAGCGATGGAACCACCAACTGCTTTTTGCAAGCTAGCAACTGCACCTTTAACACCGGGAGTGTTTAAATCAATACCTAATTTTTCCAAATCACCGACCATAGCTTTAAGGTGCGAATTTAGAATAGAAAGTGTTTTTGTGGCTGCAGCCTTTTCGGCGCCGGCGGCTTTTGTATCGGCAGCTGCTTGTTGTTGAGCTGCTTGTTTTTGTTTAAGTTTTGTAGTATCTGCATCAAGGGCGCCAGCAACGGCGGCCTTTGCCCCAGTAACTTTAGAGCCAAGTGTTTGTTTGGCAGCACCAACTGCACTACCAACTTTACTTTTAAGCCCAGAGGCGCGCGCCTTAAGGCGATCAAGCACGCCTTCATCTATTTCTCCATTTTCAATCATCGACATAATCTCTTCATCAATGATATGTTTTAATTGTGATTCTGTAATTTTCATAGTTAAGATCCTTTGCAACAGCGTCTAACCGGCTGCAGCATCCATTTATTTGTCCAAGTGTTTAAGTTCATATTTTATTCCTTCATCTCCAAATACCATATTCATAATATAGGAAGTTCCTGACGAGAGACCACCTAAAAGAAAGAAATTTGCTACAGAGACATCAAAATTAAATAGTTCTGTAAACGGAGAAAGTAACATTAATATCCAACCTACATGAAAACCCATACACATGGGACAGTGAAATACTTTTCCATAACCTCGGCAACTCTGCTTATTGGGCCGCAATCTTTTGAATAGTGGCATGTCGCTGTAGACAATAATTTGTGTTAGCCCATAGGCACAAAGAATAAATGTGAATAATTCCATTTCTCACTCAAAGGTATACATGTAGTTTAGCGAATAAGGATCTCGAACATAAGATTGTTTGATAGAACCTTTCTCTGCTGATTGTGGAACTTCACCAAGTTCAGTAGATTGTTCTTTATCTGGGTGAATAAGCTCATCATCCTGCATGGAGATGATTGCCTCGGTATTCTCAAAGTAGGGTCGCTCTTCATCGATAAAATTAGATATATTGATTAGCGCCAGCTTAGGACCGCTAATTTCTGGTTTCGAAGATTGCTGAAGTGTACCTTCTATGGAACCAAAGAATGAGCCGGCTTGTACGCTTTCTGGTACTAATAAGCCTCTTTTGGTAAGGTGGGCCATCAAACGATTCTGGGCGCCGTAGACAAGATCGGTCATGGTTTCCTTCGGAAACACAACTACTTTATTATTAGTAGGGGACAGTACAATATCAATGTCACCATGATCAAAAATCATCACATCACCAGAGAGTGCTTGGCGTGCATTCAATTCAAGTCTTACTTTCTTTTGATTTGCTTTTTCACCAATTCTAATTACTATGGCCATTTTCAATTGTTTCCTTTACAAGTGATTGTACCTTAAGTACAGTTGTGAGCAGTTGCTCATCGATTTGCGTATTTTTAAAGCTTTCGAGCTTTTCAATGATCTTTTCAGTTTTGTTAATCATCTCTGCGTCAGCTTTAATAATGCTGCTTGTTTTAGCTCTGTTGACCTCACCTTTAAGTCTCGCAATTTCTTCATTAAGGTACATCTTAAATTCAACAGAATTATCTACAAAAGACTTAATATAAAGATTCAAAACAGTTTTTTGTTCGTCCAACAATTTTTGATCGTATTTTGAATTAAATTTTTGTACAAACGAATTAATAACCACATCGTCTACTTCGACAATTTTTGTTGGCTCTTCGCGATTTTGCATATGAGAAAGAACAGCATTTTCTAATAACACAGAATCTTTGGGAGAAGTATCATTTGAAAACATCTGATATATGCTTGCAAGAGATTTGTAATTAGGGACAAAATTGCTGAATATTTTTGGACTAAGCTCTTTGTTAACATCATGAATCAAATCACTCTGCATTACGAACAGACCTTCTGGGTCAATAAGTCTCTTTTGTAATCTCGATTCTCTAATAACTTTAGTGCAATTAATCTCAGAAAGATTATTTGCTTCATAAAGGGAGCGGTAGCATTCTAAATCTTTTCTTAAAATTGAGTCTTTGGGAAAGTGTTTTTTAATAATCGAAACAACTATGTTTCTTCTTTCTGTGTCTCCTTGTAGAATTGCAGATGTGCCTTCGCGAACTAAAGCTTCGTATACGAATGCAGTATTGCGCTTTTTGTTATGTTTAATCTTCATTATTTTGCTCCGTTAACAATTTGTTTTTATTATCTAATTCAGTGATTAATGAATGTAAAGATTCGTTTACCTCGAAAAGCTTTTGTTCCTCGATGTTCTCTTTCAAATTATAAATAGACTCATCTTGTTCGTAAATGCCTTTTGCTATTGAGGGTATGGTGTTAATTTCAGCGCCCGGGAAAACATTTCTAGTTGTTGAGCTGCTTTTTTCAGCACTTCTTTTGGCTGCATAATTCCTAGTTCTTGGGCCGACTGACTTTCTGTCATCTACCTTAACTGGGTGATATACTTTTCCTTTAGCACCGGGCGTGAGTCGCGGGGCATCACGTGATCCGGGTGGTACTGCTAAGAGCGTCGAGTCTCCTCCGCCTTCATCGCCACCTGCATCTATTCCTGCTGCATCATCGACGCTAGCAGCCGGCATTTCAGCTGGGCCCGCGTCGGCCGGAGCGTCGTCTATGCCAAGATCAGCCGGTGCGGCACCACCACCAACAGCAGCAGTTTCACCAGCGGCTGCGGCTTCTGCAACTTGTTGAAGTGCAGCATCGTGCTTCCGGTCGTAGTACATCTCTCTTTGGTTACGTAAAAATGATTCGTGAGACATAGCAAATATATTTTCTGAAACCCATCTGCGAGAAAAATATCCTTCTGTGGCAGAGGCTGCAATGTCGAACTTAGCTTTCCAATGTTCTACTTCTTGCAGCTCCGCAATCTTTGACGGGTTATTGAGGATTACACTGAAGTTTATTAGGTCGTCGCCGCGGAAGCCGAGTGTGTAAAGATGGATAATGCCAATCTTTTCAAGCTCTGAAGTAATGACTCGCTGCAACCTTTGAATCGTACGCGCGAAACGAATATCTTTTTGTGCAAGTGTTGTTTTATCTTCTGACGCGCCCTCACCCATTGTTAAATATGCTTGGGGTATTTTCAATGCGGAGAATAACTTATCGCGCAAATATTTTACATCGTCTATCGCAGTAGTATTTTGCCCACCGGCAAGGTTTGAAATCTCTGTTGCGGAGCCCGGGCGAACTGGGATAAAGTAATCTTCCTCAATGCTCATTGGATTATAACGTAAGTCAACTCTACCTGATTGAGAATCAATTACAGAATGTCTTTTCAATTGGGTAACAATCTTTTCCATGTATTGTTCAACTTCATGTGGAGGAATTCCGCCAACATCAATCTTAAACAATCTTCTCTCGGATGAACGAATGACTCGGTAAGCCATCATTGCATCTTCCATGAGTGTAAGTTGTCTAAAGATACGACGAGCAGGATCTAGAATAGATGTGCCATATGGTGCGTGTTTATCATTACCCAAAACTCTAAAGTGAGCTACCTGCCAGTTCTCAAATGTCATGCCGGCAGAGTTCCACTGGTATTGGATATAATTTGGGTTAGTGGCGTCTTGGCCTTCTAATCTTTCAATCTCTGAGATTGGGAGCGATATAACAGATTGCACTCCGAACTTATCGTCAATATCAAGGTACAAAAAGAAGTCGCCATATTTGCACATAGTACGAGCCCAGCCAAATAAGTTATAATCAATGTTTAGAATCTTTGAATATAGGTTTTCTAAAACAGCTTTAATTTCTTCGTTACCACATCTAATGCCAAGCATTGGTCGAAGATCAGAATAAGTTGTCATTTCATCTGCATAGATGTCCAATGATGATGCAATCTCTGGCATGTATTCCATTTGGTCAAAGTCTACGTAACGCTCAACGCGGCGTTGGTTTTGCATTGCGTTAGCGGAAAGCTGGTCAAGTGGGTTGTAAAGTGACTTTTTAAACTGTTGACCTGACGCTGTCTTAAAACGAGACGAGTATTTGTCAATGTGTTGTCTGCGAATCTTTCGGCCCGACTGGGAGCGGTAGTTAATAATTGGACCGGAAAACAATCTTGTAAGAGATTTGAATAATTCCGAGCCTGTATTTCTTGTATTTCTGTTGTTATTCTTTGGTGGCATTTATAGTCTCACTTAATAATCCATTTATATTGGTTGTACATTTTCTCTGCTTCACTCATTTTATCAAATATATCATTTCTTTTGTAGCCTTGTTGGCCTTTAATTTGTGCATTCATGGTAGTTTTTGCTGTGTAGATAGCCCCTAAAAACGCTTTTTGATAGTTTAAATCTCTGGCGCTGTTCTGCAATGCGGTGTCTCTTACCCAACACGCTATAGCTAGCGCCATGATTAAATCATCATGATAGCCTTTCATAGCTTGTGGTTTACCATTCCTCCAGATAAAGGTTTTCATCTCGTTGATTGTTCGAGACGAATACACAGTAATTAGTTTATTTCTTATAAACTCTTCTAATTTCGCCACTATAAGAGGTCTTGTCTTCATAGTGGTTGAGAAACCGGGTACTGCAGAGGATCTTAGTTCGGCCTGATGTTGTTCAATATATTCGTGAGTTGACTTAACAGAGTGATAAATATTTGGATATGCGTATTCAAGTAATTTGTCTAGGACCGAATATCCAATATTATTATTTTCAACAACCACCATACAGTTTCCGTATTCTCGGCCAACTTGATTTAAAAGGTTTGCAAACATATCAAGTGTGGCCTTGCCTTGATATTCTCCAATCACCTCAAGTGTTTCAAGTTTGATTATATGAAATGTTGAGTAGTCAGCACCATCGCCGCGAGCAACATCAGCCACCAAAAGATAATTGCAGGAAGGATCATATTCCTCCCAGATCCAAAAGTTTCTGTCAAAGCCAGTTCTATGTTTTGGTTCTTTAACATTTGTCAAAAGCCACTCCATACATTCTGAGTCGATTACTGTTTCACCAGAAGTATTGAAATTGCATTCAAGCTCCTGAGCAATTTGTCTCTTAGACATATTTCTGGTTTCTTTTTTGTACCAGTCACTGTCTCTATCGGGGTGTACATCCCACGGCAAGTTTGTAATGTGAAAGTTATTTGATTCTGTTTCGGCATCCACACAAGTTTTGTGGAACCAGTTGCCAACACCATTTGGTGTGGACAATGCAATACACCGACCACCAGTTGATAGTGTGGGATATAGACCGGTCCATAGTTCTTCTAAACCCTCGATATGAGCGGCCTCGTCAAGAACTAAAAGTGACAATGCCTCAGAACGACCAGCATCACCAGAGGTCGAAGCGGCTTTAATAGATGAACCATTTGATAATTCAAATGATGTGCGGTTATCTACTGATATTTCGGAAATCTTAATCCAGTCTGGTAGGTTGCGCATAATGTTCTTGACTTTCTTAACAAGGTTACCAGCAACAGCAAACTTCGTCGCCATAACAAGGATTGACTTATCGCGATGAAAAAGCATCAGCCAAACAATATAACCAGCCGTAATCGTTGAGATACCAAGCTGTCGGGCTTTCAAGATGACATTGAATCGATAATCATTGAAATCTCTTAACAGCTCATCTTGGAAATCATAAGTGTCAAAAAGAATCAACCCCTTGAGGGGGTGTGAAATTCTAGCGTAAGTCTTAAGAAAATATACTGGGTCTTTACCACATTTTAATATTTCTTTAACTTTCTGATTTTTGTCTAATTGAAAACTCATACATCTTCTTCAGTTTCTTCGGCATCCTCGTCTGTGTCAATGTCTTCGTTTTCTAATTCGTCTTCATCGTCTCTCTTATATGCAGCGCCCATCCCACGATACATGGTTCCACCAGCTTCCATAAGTTTTGCAAATACTGCTTCTCTTAGTGGTCCAAGACTGATTGCTGGCCGGCCTTCGGCACCGGGACTATAAAGCGTATCTGCTTCTTCTTCCTCGGGAGGGCCAATTTCTACTCCGGGAATTTTACTAAACACAGCTTGGAACAAATCGGAGACCTCGTCCGGAGGCATGCCCTGTACAAGGGTGGCGATTTGATCTTCTATGGCAGCTGGATCGTTGGGCATCTCTGGTGCTTCAGCTTCCGAATCATAAGCTCCACCATCGTCAATATCTTCATCATCGTATTGAGGCATGTCACCAGTGGGAAGAGCCATTGTGTCGGCTGCACGATCTACGTCAGTATCCATTGGTGCCTGCATGGCCTTGCCGATACCAGAAGAGCCGTAGTCGTCAGTTGCCCATTCGGGTCTTGGGCCTTCGCCCTTAATCCAAGCTAAAAGTTCGGCTGTTTTCTCGGGACTCAATGCTTCATCCAAGCCTTCCTCTTTCATGTATTCTTCAAGGATTATTTTATTGAGCTGCTGCTGCGTGATTTGCATTTTACGATTCCTTTTTTCTAGTATCATTCTGTGGGCGCTTGCCGCCTTCACCATTCCAGCCGCCTTGGGATACAAACTTTTCCCAATTCGCTTCAGGTTTGGTATCTTGTTCGGCTCCGACTGCCATGGCTTCGTCTAAGCCGCCAACCTTGTAATGTAATTTTGCATTTACCCATGAACGAACGCGCGATGAGTTTTGAACATGAACATCAATCTCACCTTCCTTGGTTAATGTAACAGAATCACCGGTAATCTTACGATACTCTTTTTTGAGGAAAGAGGCGATGTCTGCCATTCGTTGTTCAACATCTGTTTCAAATCCTGCAGCATAAACTTCTTTCAGTTGAACCTCAGACATGTATGATAAACACATCATGTTTCCATAAAACTTAATACCAAAGCCATCCATAACTCTTTTGTCAAGAATTGGATCACCTTCTTCTCTTTGAAGGCCCGCCTTAAGTGGTTCGCCTTTATCATCGGTTGCGCCATCATAAGCATTTGCTGCTGCTTGTGACAAGCCCTGAATAATTTCATATACTGTAGCCATTGTGTTTCCTCTTTTATGTTTGTTTTTCGGGTCTCCACCCTGATAGCCATCTTTCTTCTCTGCCTTCGACAAACTTAATGTAGCAATTATTGCAACATTCAAACTTGACTAAACAGACATCATCCAGTGATTTCTTTGGGAACGACCCGCAGACTGGACAAGATTTTAAAGATTCTCTATTAAGTAGTTTTTTACTAACCTTTATACCATTTACGTCAATTTTATCTGTAAACTCAGAAAATCTTCTATGTTTTTTATATAACTCTTGAGATTGCTTAATATATTCTTTTTCTTTTGTATCGTCCCAATCGGAATTAGGGTTTACAATTGCATCTTCGCCATACTTTTCGGCGATAGCTTTCTCTACTTTGGCGATATGATCAAAGTCTTTATTTTTCATTTAGAGTTTTGTACATTCCATATGAAGCGGCTGTTCCGAGCACAATCCCCCCAGCAAAGTACAGCCATTTGTACCGGGGTGATGTTTTTTTTAAGGCACTT